CGACCAGAGGGGGGCGCTTGCCCAAAGGAGATGTCACCTCCGGCGCCCCAGACAGCGGCTGGCGTGTTCGTGGCGGCCCCAGCGCGCCACCAGCGTCAGCCGCTGTCTGGGAGGGTCGGAGCGTCATCGCCTCGGATCCGCCCGGTTGTGCATCTCGATGTAGAGGTCATGGACGGCGATGGTGGTGGCGCCCCCGAGCAGCCAGCCCGCGAGGACCAGGGCGAAGGGGGCCCAGTCGCCCGTCCGTCCGATGGACGCGACGACGATGCACATCACGAGGCTGGCGAGGACCGCCACGAGGACCGTGGAGAGCATGTCGCCGCGGGTGTTCATGCCGCGTCCTCGGTCTTGCCGTCACGTAGCGTCTTGACCGCCGCACGATGGGCTGCGACCTGTTCGGGGGACACGACGGCTGCGCGCTCGAGGGTGTACAGGGTGGCCCGCGAGATGCCGATCTCCTTCGCCAGGGCGACCGTCGTGATGTCGGCGAGCCGGCGTTCCCGGCGGAGCGTGGGTCCAGCGGTTGGCATGCGTGAATGGTGAGCCTACGCTTGACAGTTGTCAAGACGCTATCGGCTAGATGACAGTTGTCACTGGGATTGGTGCGTGTTACGGTCCTGTGCCTTGACAGTTGTCAAGACGGAGGTAGTCTTCCGGTCCGATGCCGGGATACCGTCCACCGTCCACGGAGCCTCGCGGGAAGTGGGCCAATGCAATCCACGCGAAGCGGCGGGCTGAGGGGATCAGCCAGACCGGCGCCTTCGAGTTGCTCGGGCCACGGCTCGGCCTCGGGGCGAAGAGTCGAGCCGCCTATGTAGCGATCGACCTCGGCTCACGGGAGCCGACATCAGCAGAGGCGTTGGTGCTCGCCGAATGGCTCGGCGGCTACCCGCCTGACATGCCCCCGCCGGGTTTGGGCGACACCCTGGCCGGCGGGGGCGCCTACCTCGATCTCGCCGGGGCGATCCGCGAGCTCACCGAGGAGCTGCGTCTCCTCCGCGAGGGTCAGGCGACGTCTGCGGCGATGACCGCTGATCTTGTAGCCGACGCCATTCGCGAAACGCTGCGAGGCGTAGGGCTCGCCGACGGCTCTCGGCGGGGGTGACCATGTCCAGGTCGGGATCCATGCCCGAATCGTCGGCGCGATTGTGACAACAGTCCGTCACGGCCATAAGCCAGTTGTCCACCAACCTGATGACGCGGGGCAACTTGTGCACATACTGTCCACTAGGAGGAACTGATGCGCTACCTGCTCGCGATCCTGATCCCGCCGCTGGGGATGCTCTCGGTCGGCAAGCCGATCCACGCGGTGCTCTGCATCGTTCTGATGGTCACGCTGATCGGCTGGCCCATCGCCTCGATCTGGGCGCTGTTCGTCGTCAACGGCGCCTTCGCCGACGGGCGAGCCAAGCGCATCGAGAAGGCTGCGAAGTCCCGGGCATGACGAAACCGCCCCCCGGCTCGCTGGAGACCGGGGGGCGGTGAGCACGAGGGAAGATCAGACGAAGTTCGTCTCCACGAGCTCGACGGTGATGTCGACCGTCGCGGTGCCGGGGCCGAGGGTGTTCTTGATGGCGATCCCGTTGGTCGTCCCGGCCGGGATGATGATCGGCTTCGAGTTCGGGAGCTGGGTCCACTCCAACAGGCCTGGGCTCCCCACCGTCCCCGTTGCCAGCCACATCGACTGCGCCCAGACGAAGTTGCCCTCGGTGCCCTTCACGGTCGGCAGGGTCATGCCCGCCGCGCCGGCCGCGGAGTCCGCCGAGTCGTAGGCACGGGCCGTGATGGCGGTTCCGCCGGTACCCGCCGTCGTGAGGCGGACGAGCTGGAGCGGCAGCGTCGTATAGGCGGAGGCTCCGGCATTCTGGGCAATCCTGATGCGACGGATCCGGACGGTCAGAGATGAACCGGCCATGATCTGCATCAGGTGGCTGTTCGCCGTGGTCGTGGCGATGCCCGATGCGATGCAGGAATAGGTCGCGTAGGGGTACTCGCCCGGCAGGACGACCTCGTCCTCGATGAGGTTCGCGCCGATCGTTCGGCTGAGGGTATGGGCGTTCTTCGCCCCGACGACGATCAGGCTTTCGGTCGCGGCCATCAGTTCTCCCTCTAGACCGTCAGGCCGTAGACGTAGTCGTAGACGTCAGTGAGCCCCCACGCGGAGGCGACGATGACCCGCTTGCCATCGCGGGACGCGGAGGCGTGCGGCTGGGCGTTGTAGGTGCCGCCGCCGGTGGCGTTGTTCGAGAAGCCGAAGACGTTGACCGTCCCCGAGCCGTCCGTCTTGAGGGCGACGACCTGGTCGAAGCCCGCCCGCCCCGCGGTGCTGGTGCTGTCGTAGATCGACAGGTACATCCAGCCGTTGCGGCTGTGATGCCCGCTGACGTGGCCGTACTCGAATGCCGAGCCGGCGGCCAGCAACGTCGTGGGCGAGGCGGTGGAGAGGCGGTAGCTGACGACGCCTGGGGCGTTGTTCGCGACGACGATGTCGTTGCCGCTCGCGTCATAGCCGACGTCGCAGTGGTTCGAGCTCGTCGTCAGGAGCGTCGCGTTCGTCAGGTCCTGGTTGTAGCGGTAGGTCCCCGAACCGTTCCGCACCACCACCACGTAGGTCCCCGAGCGGGACATCATCGCGTTGTCCACGGAGGCGGGCTTGGCGATGTCCCCGACGATCGTGTCGAGGACCGTGTCGTACACCTGGAGGCGGTCGCCGCCGCCGTGCGTCACGTCGGTGAGGGTGATGCAGATGAAGCGGTCATCGTCGGAGATGCCGCCCTCCCACGACGCCGAGTTGCCTCCGATCCAGGCGGTGTAGCCCACCCCGAAGGTGTGCTTGACCGTGGTCCCGATCAGCGCCCCGGCGGAGGTGACGGTCTGCTGGTAGAGGAGGTTGGCCCCGCCGCCGTCGACGCCGTACATCCGGTTCTCGGTGTTGCACCAGAAGCCGTTGCTGAGGCCGGAGAAGGAGCCGATGTCGGCGTAGGTCGTCCCGTCGATCATCCGCCCCGGATAGACCCCCGGCGGGTCGAGGTAGATCAGCGTCGAGTCGAAGTTCCACGCCTGGTAGCGGGCGTAGAAGTGCCGCCTCGAGGGGGTGTTGGTGGCCCGGACGTACTGCGTCCCCCACGTCGGCTCGGCCGTCTTCACGAGGTAGCCCGGCAGGGACGGGATCGTCGGGCGGGTGCGGAACGTCAGCGCCTGGTCGACCGGGAAGCCACCCGCAGTCGCCGCGGTCGTGAACGTCGCATCGGTCGTGAGGCCGACGTTGCCCGACGGGTCCACCGAGCGGATCCGGTAGTGGTAGGTCGCTCCCGGCGTCAGGCTCGTGACGGTCATCGAGTGGTGGGTGTAGATGAACGATGACTCCAGCGCCGACGACGAGCCGTAGGAAGTCGTCAGGCCATAGTCGAACTGGCCCGTCGCGACCTCTGACAGGTCCCAGGAGACCGTCGCGGTCGTGCTCGTCGTCGAGGTGACGACGTTGCTGATGACCGGCGCGGTGGTGTCGGTGCCGCTGGTCAGGGTCGTGAACGTCAGGTCGACGCCGACGGTGGAGTTGCCGTAGCGGTCGATCGAGCGGACCCGGTAGTGGTAGAGGGTCGTCGCCGACAGGCCCGTCAGCGTCTGGGCGTGGGCCGTGACATACGCCGGATCGGCGACGGTCGGCCCCGACAGGTAGCCGGTCGTCGTGCCGTAGTCCACCTGGCTGTTCGACGGCTCGTTGGTGACCCACGAGATCAGGGCGCTGCTGTTCGTGATGTTGTTGGCGGTCACGCCCGTCACGACGGGCGGCGTCACGTCGACGACCGGCGGCTGGAACGTCAGCAGTGGCGCGAGACGGGCGACCACGTTCCATCGACCTCCTGAGTACTGGTCGGCATAGATGACCGCGCCGGACGCCGTGATGACCGAGTCGAACGAGCCGTCCGGGCGCGGCCGGAACTTCGGCGTGATGTCGGTCCCCTGGCGGATCCGCGTCGAGAGGATGGGGAAGCCCGTCCCGCTGACCGTGGCGGAGTCGCCGGGGTGAAGCGACTCGGGCGTGATGGACAATGCTGCGGTCACGACCGGACTCCACGGGTGAGCCGCCTGATCTGCTTCATGGCCGAGGGCCGGAAGCCGCCGAAGTCGACGGCCCAAGACTCCGCCCCGGGCTGCCAGCTCTTGTGGATCGCGGCGATGACGAAGGTGAGGTCGGCGAGGATGACCTGACTGTCGGCCTTGATCGTCACCTGAGCTCCCGCCCGGTAGTTGCCCGAGGCCACGAAGCCCGCCCGGGTCGGGTCGAGCGAGAACGATCCGCGGACCGATGTGGCGAACTGGAACAGGTAGTCCGTCGCCGCGAGCGTCGCCCCGAGCGTGGTCGTGATCGTGCCGTCATTGAGCTGGGCCACCGGGCCGGGGATCCCCGAGCCGTCGGAGTAGAGCCCGCTCACGGCGGGAGTGGCGCCGGTGACGTAGACCTCGCGGATCACGCCGGCCGTGTCGACCGCGAAGTTCAGCCCGGTCGCCGCGTAGGTCCCGGCGGTCGTGTCCTGGATCGTCAGCGTCGAGTAGTCGGCGGGCTGGGCGACGTTGAGGATGCTGAACGTCAGGAAGGTCGGGGTGACCCGGAGGCCCGAGGTGAAGTCGATGGTGACGTTCGCGCTCTGGGCCTCGCCGGGTGGGACGAAGAACGTCCCCGACGACGGTGACGAGGCCGCCGCGCTGACCTGGTTGAGCGCCTCGCGGAGCGACGTCCCGCTGAGGACGACATCCTGCGCGAGGATGTTGGGGTAGTAGCCGATCGGATACTGCTGCGTGCTCGTCTCGCCCCGGAAGCCGCTGGAGTCGTAGGCGTAGGCCCGGATCGGCCAGCCCACCCCGGTCGCGTTGGCGACACAGGCTTGGTAGGCGGTGTGGATGGGCGTGTTGACCGGGATCGTCAGGGACGGGATGAGCATCCAGTCGAGGAGCGACTCCACCCCGACGCAGTGGACGCCGATGCTCCGGCCTTGCGCCGCCCACGGGTTGACCCCGAACGACTCCATCCAGCCCTGGAAGAGGGGGCGATTGTTGGTGTGGTCGTAGAACCGGACGACCGCCATCTCCTGCATCGTGAACGTGGACAGAGGGTCCTCGATGGTGAAGTCCAGCGACGAGACCCCGCCGGGGCCTTCCTCGGTCAGCTGGATCGACTCGATCCGGACCATCGTGGACAGGACGTCGACCCCGTCCATCGTCAGGGACTTCGCGGGCACCGAGGTCGTCAGCGCAGTCGCGATGATCGGCGCGAGAGCCATCAGGTCCGGCCGAGGGTCGGCGCCGCCCGCCCGAAGCTACTCGCGAGGAACTCGTCGACCGCGGTGGCGAGGACCCGCTTGTCGAGCATGACGACCGTCGTGTGATGGACGGTACCGACGCCCTTCCCGAGCTGGTCGTTCGGGATGATGTACTCGGGACCCTTCTCGCCGACCCACGAGAGTTCGGGACCCGCGAGGCCGACCCATCCGCCGGCGGCATGCTGCGGCGCGTGGTATTGCTGCGACTGCTGCGGCGTCTTGGACTGCCAGAGGCTGACCTTCGACAGGGCGTCGATCGCCTTCCCGGCGAGGTCGATGATGAACTGGAGTGCGTCGCCGACCTTGCCGAGGACGAAGAGGACCCCGTCCCAGAAGGTGCGGAAGGCGGTCATCGCGGTCTTGTTCTTGCCGACGCTGTCCACGAACTTCGCGATCCAGCCGATGATGGTCTGGATGGCCTGCCAGGCGACCGTGAAGGCCGTGCCGATGGCCTTGGCGATCGTCGTCAGGACGTTCATCGCGTCCTTGTTGCCGGCGATCGTCTTGACCACCGACAGGATCCAGCCGATGACGTTGCGGAGCGCCGTGATGACGTGGGCGAGGACGGTCCCGGCGAAGTGGGTGAGCTGGTCGATCAGCGGCTTGTTGTCGCTGAGCCACTTCGCGACCGCGGCGGCGCCCGCCCGGACGGCGGGGATGACCTTGTCGGTGATGATCCCGAAGAGCTTGGTCAGGATCGGCATCACGAAGAGGCCGAGTTGGAGCTGGAACCCGCCCCACGCCTCGCCCAGTTGGATGCCCGCCTGGTGGAACTTCGCCAGTGAGCCCGCACTGTTCTTGTCGAGGACCAGGCCGAGCTTCGCGGCCTCGTCGCCGGCGTCCTTGATGCCCTTGCTGCCGAGGGCGAGGATCGGAACGATCTGCTGCCAGTTCCGGCCGAAGAGGCTGGCCTCGAGAGCCGCCTTCTTCGATGCGGGGATGCTCTTGTTGTTGAAGTAGTCGGCCGCCTGGCTGATGAGGGCGTTGGCGTCCTTGACGTGGCCGTTGGCGTCGCGGAGCGAGAAGCCCCACTGCTCGGCGAACTTGGCCGACGCCTTCGTCGTCAGGGTGTACTTCCCGACGTTCTTCTCGAGCATCCCGATGGTGCGGATGGCGTCCGTACCCTCGACGCCGTACCGCTGGAAGACCGCGACCAGCCGCGACGACTGGTCGACCGCGAGGCCCGTGATCTTCGCCACCCGGGCGACGGTGATGCCGTACTCGTCGGCCTTCTTCGCCGACAGGCTGAGCAGCCCCACGAGAGCGACCCCCGCGCCGACCGCCAGCTTCGCCACCATGACGCCGAGGTCCTTGAGCTTGCCCGCGACGTTGCTAACGGCACCATGGAGCCCGTGGAGCGCGCCCTTGAACGAGTTGACCGCCGCCGTGGCCGCGCCCGCCTTGAACGTGGCGACGAAGTTGATCGTCGTGTCAGCCATCTAGCGGCCCTCGTGCTTGGGAGTCGCCTGCGCCTCCATCGTCAGGAACGCGAGGCCGCGGGAGATCGTGGTCGCCTTCAACTCGTCGAGCCGGTCGGGGTCGATGCTCCACCGCTGGCAGAGGAGGTCTAGGGCGTAGTTGAGCGGGACGGGCTTGCCGGCTTGCTTGAGCGCCGCGGCTGAGAGGGCAGCCCCGAGCCGGGCGCGTTCACCGGGGGGAGCGCCTCGTCGGCGATCCCTCCCATCCAGCGCTGGACGAGCTCCGTCAGGAGGCTGATCCGCAGGTCGATCACGTCGGGCACCGACGACTTGAGGCACCTGCTCTCGATGAGCTCGAACACCTTGCCCATGTCCTTCGCGTCGACCTTGTCCTCGTCGAGCGACATGAGGAACCGGAAGTCCCGGCCGTGGAGCTCGTCCATCACGACCCACGTCCCATCGGACAGGGTGATGGCACCGTCTGGAATGCTCATGCGTGTTCTCCCAAGGTGAGAGGGGGCCGGGAGCCTTGGGTCCCCCGGCCCCCATGGATCAGAGCTTCAGCTCGCGGGCGAGCTGGCGCTCCACGAAGACCTTGACCCGCTCCTCCTGGCCGGCGATCCCGCGATCGACGAAGGGATTGGCCCGGGACATGGCGCCGGTGTCGCGCAGCCCTCGCCGGTTGATGACGGTCGTCGCACGGACACCCGTCGTCGAGTGAGCAACGATCCGGTGGCCCCGGATGACGAGGTGCCGGTAGGGCGAGGTCGGCCCGACGACTGCCGCGGGCAGCGGCTTGCCGGGACGACCCTTGCGGGCCTTGACCGACTTCCGCAGACGGCCGGGCACCTTGCCGTGGCCCTGGAAGTCGGTGGCCTGCCGGATCGGCACGACCAGCGACCGAGCGGCTGCGAGGAGCACCCGCTGGGCGGCCCGGTCGAGGTTGGGCTGTTGGAGTCGGCCGAGGACCTTCTCCGCTTCCGCCAGCCCGGAGACTTGGAGGCTCGCCTCGGGCCGCGCCATTACGTGATCGCCGCGGTGGCGTTGGTCACGAGCATCGAGGTGGAGGTGGAGGTGGAGACGTCGAACACCGGCTCGAGCGTCAGGACCTCGGTGACCACGCCGTTGACCTCGGCCCAGTCGCGGGCCGTGTAGACCCCGTACATATCCTGCTGGACGATGTAGTTGGTGGCGCCGAGGGACGCGCCGGTCGTCAGGACGCGCACCTTGCGGATCGTCTTCGCCTGGTAGGCGCTGAACTCGGAGACGGCGTTGTACTGGCGGGTGATGACGGCGATCCATGTCCGGTGCTGGGGCCGGTAGACGGCCTGCGCCGCGACCGTGCCGTCGAGGGCGACGAACGGGACCGGGTTCATGTTGAACGTGAAGTCGACGGTCGTGACGGCGCTGTCGGTCGTGGTCCCGATCGTCGTGGTGTCGATCTTGACGATGGTGTTGTTGCAGGAGACCGGGACGGTCACGCGGTCGGACAGAGCGCCCGTGAAGGCGGTGATCTGGGTCAGCGGCTTGGCGTACATGTACTTCGCGTTGAAGGTCGCCGCGCCGTCGCCGTTCTTCTCGTAGTGCAGGTTGAAGGTGTCGCCCATCCCGTAGGCGAGCGAGATGCCCGGCGTGGCCGCGGAGATGGCCGCGCTGTCGCCGAGCTGGAGGCAATGCGTCTTGACGTCGTCGGACGTGTTCGTCGGGGTGAACGTCCAGAGCTTGTCGGCGCCGCCGCCGGTCCCGGAGGCAACTGCCTTCCAGAAATGCTGGGCGTGCCAGATCAGGTCGTCATACGAGACGCGCCCCGTCATCTCGACGGTCGTGATCTCAGGCCCGCCGGCCGTCGCCTGGAAGAACCCCTCGTACGAGGCCCGCAGTTCCTCGGGCCGGATGGTCGGGACGAGGTAGTTCGGGTTGAACGCCTCGGCGTAGATGATCCGGGTGGGGGTGATCGCCGTCCCTCGGGTGACCTCGAGCGCCGCACGCGCCGAGGTAAAGACGGTCAGCGGTGCGACCATGGATCAGGCCTCCGGCTCATCGGGCTGGTTGGGATCGGTGTCAGGCGGCGGCCAGGTGGCGCTCTCGTGCGTCTCCTCCACGGCGTGGAGGCCGTCGGGGTCGTAGCTGAACGCCTTGGTGGCGACGAGCCACTTCGCCTCGCGCTTGGTGGCGACGTCGATCTCGGCCCGCGGGTAGGTCGAGAGGTGATGCCCTTCCGGGCATTGGCAGGGATACAGGTGTGTGCTCATCGCTTCTCCTACGGACCGACGCCGACTGCGAGCTCCCAGACCCAGACGCGGACGGTCAGCTCGACCACGTCGAAGAGGTCGCCACCGCGGGTGTTCAGCAGCCCCGCGTACCGCTCGCCTTCGATCTGGGTCCGCATCGCCGTGACCTGCGCCTGGGTCACGCCCGAGATGCCGAGCGACCAGCTCGTCTGGACGCGCCCGCGCAAGGCTGTCGCCCACGCGTAGAGCCAGCGGGTGCGGTCGGGCATGTCGACCGGGTCGCGCAGGAGCTTGATGAAGAAGTCGTACTGGTCGTCGAGCCGCGGACCCATGACGACGTTGAGCGTCCCGATCGGCGGGTAGACGAGGAGGGCAGCGAGCCCGACCTTGTTGGGCAGGTCCGCCGTGGCAGTCGCCGACTCCGTCTGGCTGCCGTTGGTGGCGGTGACCGTCCCGACCGTCGTGGCGAGGCCGTTGGCGATGACCTGGAGGTCCATCTAGGCCACGTTCGGGATGACGTAGCTCTGGAGCGTCGTCCGGTCCGCGCCCGACAGGTCAGGCAGGAGCATCTCCGTGCCATTGGGGCCGATCGTCACCAGCGCACCGCCGCTGCCCTTGCCGAGATACCTCCGGGCCGCGGCCCGGACAGCGATGCCCTGGATGTCGGGCGAGACGCTGGCCGGTCCATAGCCGCCGACCGTCTGGACGGTGTTGTAGCCCGGGTAGAAGTAGGTCACGCCCCCCGTGGGATATGGCGTGACCTCGAGCCGCAGGGCCGGCCCGTCGGCATTCGGCTTGGGCCGCAGGAGGAAGTCGGCCACGGTGCCGGAGGTGTAGCTGCCACCGCTCTCGGGCTGGCTGACCGTCGCGAGTGCGATGGAGGTGAGCCGGCGGATCCCCGCGAGGCGGTTGCCCTGGTCGAGGAGCAGCGAGCGGGTCGCTCGACCGTACGGGACATCCCACGTCAGCGTCATGTCGCTCGCCGGGTTCGTCGGGCGAGGGGCGAGCCAGCGGCCGACGAAGAGCTCGATCTGCGCGCTGACCTGGCGGATCTTCTCGAGGATCACCTCGTTGTCGTTGGCGCTCTGCGTCCCGCCGATCTCCTGCTGGACGTCGTACAGCGAGCAGAGCAGCCCGCCCGTCTCGTCGCCGACCTGGAACGCCGGCGTCCAGTCCGAGAGCCGGGTCGCGCCGGCGTTCTCGTAGCGGGTCTGGTACCAGGTCGAGACGATGCCGTTGGGGTCGTAGAAGGTATAGGACCGCGTCCCCGCGACGACCGGGATCGTCGGCGTCGAGCCGGTCCCGGAGACATCGGCGAAGGACCCGGTGGCAGTCGCGGCCCACTGGACGCGGATCAGGGCGCCCGTGTCATAGGCCCCGACGTTCCGGATCTCGTCGGGGTTCTCGACCGTGATCTTCCCGAGGTTCGGCATCGTCTACCTCTGCGGTCGTGGACTGGTGGCCGAGCCTGACGGGGTGGGGCCTGTCGCCGATCCGCCCGGGACGGGCGACAGGGCGTAGCCCGGTGCGGTCGGGTTGTAGGCGCTGCCGCTGTCGGGACCGTGCCCGCCGGTCACGACGACGACCCCACCCTGCGCTGCGATCCATGAGGCGCCGAGGTCATCCGGGACCATCCACGGCTCGAGGGCCACGTCCTGCGGCACGTTGCCGACGAACGGGATCGGCTGCGGCGTCCACGCCTGAGCCGTGTCGTCGGTGATCGCCCAGACCGGCTGGACGATGTCGTCGCCCTTGGGCCATGGGAACCCGGTGCTCGGGTCGAAGCCCGCTGCCGCGACCGGCTGGATGCTATAGGGCTGCGCCGTGTCGTCGGTGACCGGAGCGAACGTCGCCTCGTCCGGCTGGTTGAACGCCTGCGCGCTGGTCGCGTTGAGCGGCACCCCGACGAAGGGCGGGATCGTGTCGTCGACGGTCGGGGTCGCGACGACCTCGCCACCCTCGCGCGCCCACGGGAAGCCCGTCGAGGGGTCGAAGACCGGGGCCGCCCCGACGACCTGGACTGCCCACGACTGGACGGACGGGTCCTCGGTCGTGACGTTCGGCGGGACGTCGCTGTCGCCGTTGAAGGCGCTGAGCGCGACCGCGTTCAGCGGCGGGCCGACCGCCCACGACTGGACGCTGGGATCGTCGCCCGGCTGCTGCTGGACCTCGCCGCCCTCGACGGCCCACGCGGTGAGCTGCGTGACGTTGAGCGGGGCCCCGACGAACGGCGCCGGGGTGTCATCCTGCCCGGGGACGTATGGCGGGACCTCGGAGTCGCCGTCCCATGCCGCCTTCTGGCTGACGTTGAACGGCGGCGTCCCGAGAGCGGCCGGGGTGTCATCGGCCCGGAACGACTCGAGGACGAACCCCTCGTTGGTGTCGTTCGACCACGCCGTCTTCAGGATGGCGTTGAGCGGCACGCCGACGAAGGACGCGGGGGTGTCGTCCTGCCAGAACTGGAGCTGGACGAACGACTCGCCGGCGTCCTGGTTCCACGGGAAGCCCGTGGACGGGTCGAACGCCGCGGCGACGGCGGCGACCGGGATGGGCCGGCGATTGGCGCTGCCGAAGATCCGCCGTCTGGAGAAGGTCGCCACTGGGCTCTCCTAGCGGCTAGCCCTCGGACCAGATGCAGTAGATGTAGGCGTTGACCGTGGCGGCGAACGTCACCCGGACGCGGGTGAGCTTCGTCGGCGGGACGACGAACTCACGGCCGAGCGGGTACTGCTTGACGTAGCCGGTTGTCGGGCTGATCTGCTGGAGGTCGCCGAGGCGGTAGTTGGCGACCGTCCCCTCGGTGACCGCCGCCGTGGCGAAGGCGGTGTGCGTCGTGCCGCCATAGACGATGGCCGACACCGAGGTCGTGTCGAGCGGCACGCTCCAGAGCGTCACGTCCGCCGAGGTCGAGGCGGTGCTCATCGTCGCGGCGCCGGTGCAGCCGAAGAACTCGACCTCGCCAGGAACCGCCGTCGCCGAGGTGCCGTCGAAGCTGATGCCCCACTCGACGTAGTTCATGGCGTCGGTGGCGGGTGCCTCGATCTGGAGCATCGTCCGGATCGCTGCGCCGGTCGGCTGCTTGACCGGGGCCGCCGTCGTGGCGACGGTCGAGTTCTGGATGGCGTAGAGGTGCTCAGCCGCGCCGAGGATGCTTCGGATCGGCCGACCCTTGCGGTCGTAGCCGACGATGTGGCCGCAGCCCATCTCGCGCCAGCGGCGATGCTGCGCCCGCTCGAGGGCGTCGGCGAGGAAGTCTGCTGATCCCATGACTTCGGCCACGAGGCTCTCCTAGAGAGTGGATCGGTTGACGGCCTGACGAGACTGACGAGACTGACGAGACCGAGGCAGGACGAACTCGGTGATCGTCTCGGTGAACTCGACCCACGAGTCCCCGTCGGCGGCTCCGGTCGGTCCGTTGATGCCGGCGTTGAAGGTGAAGCCGGAGTTCATCGTCCCGAAGTCGTCCACGAAGAACGTGAACTTGATCCGGTCGCCATCCACGAGCGTCGCCCCGGTGATGGCCCCGGCGATGTTCTGTGCCGCCCTCGTCGTCAGCGGCAGCTCGGTCCCCTTGGCGAACGAGGCGATCGTGCTGATGGCGGCGCCCGTCGGGTCGCACCGCTGGACCGTGAGCTTCGCCTGGCAGTTGGCGGAGTTGCTGGACTCGGACGCCCAGATGTTCATGGTCATGTTCGCGCTGATCGCTACGCCGTTGAGCTGGTTGGTGATCCAGCTCGCAGCCGATCCACCCTTGAGGATCGACAGGCCGCCGGACGGCCCTGCGACGGTGGCGGTGTTGTCGCTCGCCACGAGGCTCGCGCCGGGCGTCAGCAGGGCCGGGGCGTTGGTCCACGACCCTGCGTTGTCCCGGACGTAGAACCTCGTTGCCACTTATTCCCAGTGGACCTGGGTGACGCGCATCGGGACCGAGGCCGTCGAGGCGTTGGAGAGGACGTCGATGTTCCCGTTCGCGCCGCCGGCCGTGATGAGGGCGATCGCCTCGTCCGGGTTGGTGGCCACCCACTGCCACGTCCCGCGCGAGTTGAGGGCGAGGTAGAGGGCCGGGTTGGTGTTCGGGGTGCCCTTGGTGATCGCGGCGGTGAACGGCGTGGTGACGGCGGCCTGGAGGCCCGGGTCCTGCTTCTCGGGGACGAACGCCGAGCCGGTCGTCGAGGCGACGGACATGCGCCGGATGTCGAGGAACAGCTGGGCGTCCACGGCGGCGCCCGAGGCACCGACCGAGATGCGGGTGATGTTGCAGGGCCGGGGCGAGACGGTCAGGTAGCGGAAGTTGTCCGTCTCGGTGTTGGGCGTGGCGTTGGTCGACACGGACCAGGCCGACGTGTAGTAGAATGGCATAGAACGGCGCTCCTATTTGTGATACCCTAGGGTTCTACGACCTTGGAGGAGAGCCGATATGCCGAGACGCAATCTCTACCAGGCAGCCCTTGCGAGCGACCCTGACGGCGTCCGAGCCGCGGCTCGGGAAGCGAATGCCAAATGGCGGGCGGCCCACCCCGGTTACAACGCCGAGGCAGCGCGGAAGTGGCGGGCGGCCCACCCGGAGCTAGCCCGAGAACAGACCCGACGGCAGATGGCGAAGCGCCGCGCTGCCGTTCGTGAGGGTGAGGAGATTGACCGGATGCTCGTCTTCGAACGCGACGGCGGCATCTGCGGGATGTGCCACCGGCCGGTGGATGCCGGGGCCTTCGAGGTCGACCACACCGTGCCGCTCTCGGCCGGTGGTCAACACGTCTATGCGAACGTTCGACCCGTGCACCCGCTGTGCAATCGGACCGGTCGCCCGCGTCTCTAGAGTGCTAGGCGGGGGAGCGGAAGCTCGCCCTTCGTTTCGAGGCAGTTGCAGCCACAGGCGCTGAACTGGTCGCAGAGCCAGAGGACTCCCGGCATCTCCTCCGAGACATAGGCGCCCGGGTGATGGCACGAGATGCAGTAGAGGCGGACCTCGCCCGTGCCGAGGCGCTGGACGATGGCCCGCTTGCCGGTGGCGGGATGAAGACCCCGGACGCGGGAGTCCTCGACCGTCTCGACGTACGGGATCTGCTTCATAGGTGGGTCAGGACGACGATGACCGCGAGGGCGATGACCGCCCACGCGAGGAGCGACTGGCCCTGCGCCCGGAACTCCTCGATCGCCGCGAGGATCAGGGCCACGATGGCGAGGGCCAGCTCGACGGTGGCGTTCACAGCGAGTAGCTCGCCGGGCTGGTGCTCGTGTGGAAGACGGTGATGTCGTTGGTCGAGGTCGTGCTGACCACGAGGCGCCCGCCGAAGTCCACGCCGAGCTGGCCGAACGAGTAGAGGGTGCCCGCGGCCTGCGAGGCGGGGATCGTGATGATCGTCCGGCTCGCGTCGCTGATCGTCACGGCAGCCGCCACGAGGTTGTTGACGAGGACGCCGCCGAGCGTGCCCTGCGAGCCACAGGCGATATTGCCCGCGGCGCAGCCGATGACGATCGTGTCGTTGCCGGTGTTGATGACCCAGCCCGCGCCCGTCGCGCTGGTGACGGTGCGGAAGGCGTTGACGCTGGTCGCCGTCGAGTCCGCGACCGGGGTCATGATCTCGGTGAGGGGCTGGCCGTTGACGCCCGTCCCGGCGATCGTGATGGTGCCGAGCGTGTCGGTGCCGGTCACGGTCGTGTGGGTGATGGTCACGAGGCAGCCGCCGCTCCATGTCGGGGAGGCGTTGGCGATCGTGTAGGTCCCGACCTTCATGTTGGTCGAGACGACGAAGCGGTTGGTGACCGCGGCCGTGGAGACGGCGGTGTTGGTGAAGGTCAGGCCCATCTACTGCCCCCTCATGGAGGCGAGGCTTACGGCTTGGCCGGCGCGCTGCTCGCCCGGAGCGGCGGTGGCCTGCTCGACCGGCTTCGCGGCCTTCGCGGCGCGGTGCTTGAACTCGACCGGGCCGAAGTGCTCGGGCACGCGCTTGTAGGCGGGGTCGTCGGCATCGACGATCTCGCCCGCGTGGTACTCGACGTCGCGGCCGTCGATCGTGATGACGAACGCCGTCGTGACCTGGAAGATGCTGTCCTTCGCCATGAGGTCTCCTCGAGGAGGTTGGAGGGGCGGCGGGATGGGTTCGCCGCCCCTCTGGTGACTTACAGGAAGCGAAGGGTCCGGCCGGCATCCACGTTCAGCGGAGCCGCGGTGTTCCGCCACATGGCGTACAGCGCCTGCTGGCCGGTGACGAGGTTGCCCTGGCCTGAGCCGAAGACGAACGGGATGATCTGGAGGCTCATCCCGATGCGGTCGACGATGACGTACTGCTGGGGGTTCAGCAGCGTCCCGATCGTGATGGTCGTGGTCGTTGCCACGGGCAGCGACGGCGACTCGTTGACCGGGTAGCCGAGGAGGCGGAGGCCGGTGTTGCCGACCGCCGAGAGGTCGACCTGCCCGACGGACGGGAAGTAGATGCTTCCGCCGAAGAGCTTGCCGCCCGTGGTCTCGAGCGACTGGATCTTCCGGATGTTGGTGCGGTTGAAGAACCATTGCGCCCCGAAGCGGTGGCGGACCGGGAGGGCCGCCTCCGTCGCGGTCAGGTCGCCTTCGGCGATGACGCCCGAGCCCGCACCGGCAACTGCCGTGTACGCGCCCGAGGTGCCGCTGACCGGCCCGACGCCGATCGAGGCCGAGCCGCCGCCGGCGCCGGTCGCCCACGAGGTCTCTTCCTCGTTGTCCTTGGCTTCCTGGATGAGCGTGGCCATCGCGGACTCGATGTCCGTCCGGTCCTGCGCGACTTCCATCGAGTAGGTGATCTGCGCCTGGACGCGCTTCACGATGTACTGGGGCTGGGCGAAGGTCGGACCCTGCTCGATGGCGGGGGCCGCTTCCGTCGTCCGGGTCGCGGTGACCACGGTCGCCGTCAGGGCGTTCCACGTGTCGGTGCCGACGATCGGCACGACGCGGCAGACGGCCCGGTAGGGGTTGACCGCGCCCGAGTGGACGCCGATCGCGATGACGCTGAGGTCGAAGATGACCGGGATGGCGAAACCACCCGTGCCGTCCACGCCGACCGCGAGGGCGGTACCACGCTGCTCCTCGGGGGTGAGGGTCTGGCCGAGGATCATCTTCTTGAACGCCCGGCGGTAGAGGGGGCTGCCGGTCGCCATGAACCGCTTGGCGAGCTGCTTGTCCTCGGTGTCGTGGTTGTCGAGCAGCCACGCCATCCGGTCGCGGGTCGCCTGGGTGTCGGTGTCCGGGTGCGGGAAGGTCGCCTGCTCGGTGATCCGCATCGCGTTGTCGCGATACAGCTGGGCGCGGTGCTCGGGCGACTTGCCGCGCTTCTCGACGCCGTCGAAGTCGAACATGTCGGTGTCGCGGATGACCGTCGGCGTCGGGTAGACGCGCGGCGTGACGGGGTCGACCTTCTCGTCGTCCTCGGCAGCGGCGCGGACCTGGGCGAGCCTGCTGCGCCATGACGTCATGGCGTGCTCGAGCTGCGCCCGCTCGGCGACCTTCTCGTCGAACTCGGCCTGCTCCTTCTCCGGCAGGAGGCCCGGGATCTCGGAGCTGCGCTTGATCTCGGCGTCGAGCTCCCGGACGCGGGCGCCCATCTCGTCGAGGTTGCGGTACTGGCTGATATCGGCCACGGGTTCGCTCCTTGAATCAGAAGACCCGCCTTCCGGCGGGTCCGTCGCTGCGATGACTGCCGCTACCGGCGGCGGCGGGTCCGGCTCATCGCGGCGCTCCGGCTCGAGGTGCGGCAGAGCCGCGGCGTCGAGGGAGGGTGCTTCCGGCTCGGGGGATTGGGTGTACTCGTCGGTGAGGGAGCGCAGGGCGGTCGAAGCCCCCGCGTAGGCGGGCCACGTCACGGGGCCGAGCTCGAGCAGCTGGGCCTCGCCGATCGTCCGCTCGGGCAGCCGCTCCGGGTTGTGGTTGCCGCCGACCGGGCGGTCGTCCCACGTCTCGCGGACGACGCTGAAGCGGTGCGAGGCGCCGTAGACGCCCTTGCGGATGCCGTCGATGACGAGCTCGGGCACGCCATCGAGAAGACGGCCACGGGCGTAGGGGCTGGTCGCGTCGCTGCCGACCTCGTCGGTCGTGGCGATCGGCTTGTCGCCGATCTCGGGGTCCTGCCCGTGCTGGAACAGGATCTTCGGGGCGTGCTCGGCCATCGACTTCTTGTAGGCGGTCCGGGTGAACCGCTCCATGAAGCGCCCCTCGGACTTCGAGTTGATCTCGGCCCATTGCTCGTGGGGGGCGAGCCTGACGGTCAGGGTCTTGCCATCGTCGGAGAGGACGCCGCCGGGCATCGCCCGATAGAGGTTCTCGGTCGGACCGTGGCGGATCTCGTCGGTCATGGCTTGCTCCCGTTGGTCGGCTTGCTGGAGCCGACGGCGAGTGGCTTCGTGCTGGTGTCCCCGGCCGGGATGGTCTCGGGCTTGGCGCCGGCGCCGACCGGCGTCTCGCCGGGGACCTCGCCGGCGGGCATCTTGGTCGAGCCGGGGGCCTGGAGCTGGACGCTGAAGAGGCCCGTGTGCTTGCCGATCAGGAGGCCGATGTCGCCGGCCTCGACTGCCTTGATGGCGTCGTCGGCCTTGAACCCGCCGTCGATGAACGAGCGGACGGTCTGGGCCTTGACCTGCTGGATGTCGGCCGCGTCCTTCTCGTCCTCGGCGAGGAACGGGATGTCCCTCGCGTCGTACCAGAGGCGGGCGTTCGACGGGGCCGGGACGAGGACCTCCATCGAGGCGGCGAAGTTGCCCCACGACGGGCGCGCCCACATGTCGGCGTAGAGGCGGCGGGCGGCCGAGAAGTTGCCCGCGTTGAGGGCGCTGCCCTGGAGGCCCTCGAGGATGCCGAGGACCGGGGCGGGGATGCCCGCCGCGACCGCGATCCGGACCTCGCCGGCCGACTGGGTGACGGCGAACTCCATCTGCTGCATGTTCGCGCCGACGACCGTCGCGTCCGCCCCGTTGTCGAGGAAGAAGGTCTTGTAGGCGTTGGCCACGCCCCGGTGACCTGAGTTCACCTTGTCGACCCACTCGTCGAAGGCGACCTGGGTCAGGGGGTCATTCCGCTTCAGGACGAGGTTTGCCGTCGCGCCGTTCTCGAAGAAGGCGAGCTTGTGGGCGGTCGCCGCGTTGTCGCCCATCGTCTCGCGGATGACCGGCGTCAGCCAGGACATCCCGCGGTAGCTCGCGAGCGGGTCAGGGATCGGCGCGTAGTGCGCGACCTCGGAGGCGAGGAGCGCGACGGGCGTGTTCCGGCTGAGCTTGCCACCGGGGTAGTAGATGTAGCCGAGGATCTCGGCATCGAGGTCGACCGAGGTGACGTCGGGGTCGCTGTTGGAGCCGAGGACGATGTCGACCCACGTCGGGCGCATCCAGACAATCCGGTTCTTGCGCCGGGTGGCGAAGAAGTTGCCCGCGTAGTCGGCGTGCTGGCTGGCCCGGCCGAGCAGGTCGGCGGTGACGCCGCCCGGCCACGGCTTCTCGAGGATGCCGAGCTCGGCGGTGCCGAACAGGTCGCCCGGTCGCCCACCGCTCATCCGCTGCCACTGGAAGCGGGCCTGGCTGAAGAGCCGGAGGTGCGCCGCCATGCAGGCGAAGATGATGCCGTTGGCGCCGCCGACCTTGGTGTAGCCCTCGAAGGACGGGTCGGGCTCCTCTTGCTTCTCGCCCTTGATGCTGGTCGTCAGCCCCATCGGGTAGGTGTTGCCGTTGGAGTTGATGTACGGCCAGAAGTTGTCGATGTACGGCAGCGCCGGCGGGATCGCGGCGTAGCGGAGCGGGTCGAACGTGTCCCTGAGGCGGTCGATCACGCCCATGCGAAGTGCGTCTCCGCGACCGTCTCCTGCCGAACCGCCCTGTCAGCGGCCAGGGCGAGGGCGATGCAGCCGTCGATGCGGCCGTGGGACTTCGACTTCTGGAGGGTGAAGCCGTGCTCGTTGAAGCGCGGCACGGCATTGAGGACGTGATTGGTGAGGACCTCGTTGCCGTCATGCCGGAGGCTGCCGGTCCGGATCAGGGCGAGGAGGTCGCCGCAGATCGTGGTCATCCGCTCGACCGACTGGGGGATGTCGTTCATTGGGATCCCCTCGTCGAGGAGCATCTTGGCCGGGACGTCGAAGAACCGCGGGTCATAGCTGACCGCCTGGACGTCGTGCTCCGCGGCCAGCGTCCGGATGTGCTGCATGACGTCGGTCACGTCGACCGACTGCTGATCGGTCGGGATCCAGAAGCGGGCGACCGCGTGGAGGACCTGGTCGGCGTCGTACTGGACCGCGACCACGGCCGTCGAGTCACGCTTCAGTCCGACGTCCACCCCGAGGTAGACCGGGCCATCGTCGAACTCGTACGGTTCCGCGAGATCGGTCCACAGGCTGTCACCGTCCGAGCCGAGCCAGGACTCGATCTCGCGCGTCGGTCGGTTGCAGACGAACCGCGACCAGCGCGAGAGCGTCATGGTCGGGCTCTCGAACTTCTCGGCCAGCATCTCGAGGGTGATGCCCGAGAACGGGTTGGCAGCCTTGACTGCGACCATGTCGTCGGGCTCGGCGCCGGGTGCGAGAGCCCATTCGTGGAGAACGACGCGGGGAGTCCGCGCATGGACATAGGAGCCGAGCCGGCTCGTGGTCGCCGACTCGAGGATCTTCGCCCTGGTCAGCTCGAAGTCGGAGCCGGGCTCGCCGGCCGTCGAGATGCCCGCGAGCTGGCCGCCACGCTTGGCGAGCTTGCCCGACCATGTCCGATAGAGGCGAAGGTCCTGGTGGCGATGCATCTCGTCGATGATCGCGAGCGTCGGGATGACCCCGTCGCCGTGTCGATCATCTGCCGCGAAGATCTGGATGCGCCCGCCGGCGTGGTGGTTGATCCGCCGGTAGCCCTCGAGGCACAGAAAGCGCGGGACGTCCGTCTTGCGCTTGCCCTTGGCCGCCGCGATGGCGCTGTGGACCGGCTGGTAGAGCCGCTCCGACCGGAGGACGAAGCCTTCGGCCTGTCGGTAGACGTTCTCGGCCTGCTCCCGCGAGCTCGCGGCGACCGGAACGGCGGCAAACGGCTTGTGCTCGATGTGATAGAGGGCCAGACCGGCGATCAGGGTGGTCTTGCCATTGCCCTCGGGCACGAGAAGCCAGCATTCGGGCACGCCGGCGAACAGATCCTCGGCGAATGCCTCCTGGAAGTCCTCCGGATGCCACGCTTCCTCGGTGTCGAGGACCAGATCGGCCGCCCAGGCCCGAAAGTGGGGCAGGGTGAAGGGCCTCAGCGGCTTTTTGGCACCGGCGTGAAGGGTCGGGAGTTGAACGACGGTCCCGGTCTCGGCGCGACGCGGCTTCGCAGGGCCAGCTCGGCCTTGAGGTGCCGCACTTCCTCCTCGAGTTCGAGGATGCGGGCTCTCAGCCGAGCTTCGGGAGGGTTTTCGGGCTCCGGGGCGACCTCCGCGCGCTTCCGAGCACGGTAGGCCGCCTGGCGTTCGGCGTTGGTGAGGCCCACCGTTACTCTCCCGGCGTTACGTTACGGGTGTTGCGGGGCTGGTCGGTTACGTAACGGAGTATCTCTCGCAAAACGC